CGAGTTCGTCCGCTACGAGGACTACGCCCGCCTCAAGGCCGAGGTCGAGCGGCTTTCAAAGCCAGCAATCATCGGAGGATACAACCTTTCGCAGTATATCCGTATGGCTAACTCCGAGACGCTTGAGTTCGACAACGGAGACATCTTCGCAGAGATGACTCTTCCAGAGCGTATCAAATACATCGTTGAGTCTCACGCCCGCCTCCGCTCCGTAGCCGAGGACAACAAGACAGAGTGCGAAGCGACCCGCATCGAGAACGCCCGCCTCAAGGCCGAGGTCGAGCGGCTGATTGAAGCGGGGGATGAACTTAGCGAATGGTTTATGGACATTCATCCATCCAAGAAAAAGTGGAACGCCGCCAAGGGGGTGCAGTCGTGAGCGAGATTGCCTGTCATTGCGGTAAGCGTGGTGCGTTGTTTGTGAATAGAGAATGCAAACTCTTGCGTTACCATCTTTGCTCAGAACACGTTGACAAGGATAGGGTAGAGCGTGAGGGATTGTCTAAGCCACAGTACCCAACCCAGATGCCAGAGTTATTTCGTGACACCGAGTTATCTAGGTTGCATGAAAAGATTCAAGCGAACATAGACTGGCGACCACAAGGAGATAAAACTGGTTTACTAATTCACGGCACGACAGGCGTGGGTAAGACCAGAGCCTTATGGGAAGTGGTACGTAGGATGTGGGTAGAGAAGGCTGACAAAGATATTAACATGCCTTACCTGTTCCTGACGATGCGGAAGATTGAGTCGATGATTGAGCAAGGGTTCGATACCAAGAAACACGGCACGATGCTGGAGAGCCTGATTGAACATCCTCTACTGGTCATTGATGACCTTGGCAAAGAACGCCTCACCTCCCGCATGGCAAGCGACCTGTTTGCTATCGTAGACGAGCGTAGCGTGAACCGAAAGACTACCATTATTTCCACGAACTTCAACGGCACAACCCTGCTGGAGCGTTTCGAGAACAAGGACAAGGAGACAGGGGTAGCATTCATCCGTCGCCTAAAGGACTATTACACAATTGTAGGTTGCTCGTAATTTACCATTGACAACCTGATATGCCTGTTCAACGTGCGTTCTGTCATTCGTGGTTGTGTGACTCCACAAGGGGTGGGCGAATTAAACCCTCGCTCATCCCTCCCTTTTATCTTGACTGTAATACATTTTTAACTTCCCTCCGTTTCCCATATGAAAACAACTAAAATTAAGACTAATCAAAACAAGGATAATATGCTGACTGTACGTATGCCTTCCAAGCAGTTCCACCTGCTTACCCGACTAGCCCACAGCACCAATACCACTAGGTCTGACCTAGTCAGGCACATCGTGGAACTATTTCTAAAAAAATAAAGATTAGGCATTGACATAACGTAAGACATAGCAAACACTACTCCTAATGAACCTTTACCAAGACCTTTACACCATGCAAACCAACCCTGAATCCCAAGTAGCCTTGTTTAAGGCTCTCGTTTCGTTCGTTTCTGAAACCAAGGACATTGTAGCCGATGACTACAATCCACATTTCAAAAACAAATTTGCCAGCCTATCAAAGCACCTCGAAATTATTAAGCCAATTGCTAAGAAGCATGGTCTTGCTATCATCCAACTTCCCGTAGGTGGATACGACAATGCAGTCGGTGTGCGTACTATGGTCATCCACGAACAGGGTGGCTTCATCACTTCCGATGCCGTCATCCCTTGTACTGAGGGTATGAATGGACAGAATGCTGGTAGCCTGTATTCCTACATCCGTCGTTATGCTTTGGCTTCCGTGGCTGGCGTGGCTACAGAGGATGACGATGCAGAACTTGACCGAGTTGTTAAGACCACTTCTAAGCCTACGTACACCCCTAAGCCTCAGTCTTCTGTACCAGCAGTCATCACCAGCAAGTCGGCTTCTTCCTCTACGCATGTTGCTCCATTTGGTGATGCCAAGGGTGTTGCTTTGTCTTATCTTCCTCTTATGTCTGATGACAAAAGCAAAAAGTGTGCTGACCTGAACTACTGGGCTAATGTCTGGCAACCACGTCCTTTTGGAGATACTGGAAAGGTATCCGCACGTGACGTTGCTCTAAAGGCTGAAGCACAGCGTCTTTGGGGTGAATCAAACAACACTAGCGAACCTTCTAGCGAAGACGTTCCATTCTAATTTACACCAACCATAAAAATAATACCATGAAGCCTCACTACTACAAGCACAGCGATTCCAAGTACGTCATCCTAGAAGATGGTACTGTGTGTCGAGTCCTTAAGCCTACAAAGATTCACAAGCAAACTTACTACAATCTAATCATTGATGGTAAGTATACCAGAATCAACGCAGAGTTATTGATGAAGCCGTTCGCTGAAATTACCGAAGATAACCTCAATGGCTAAACTATCTGGCATTAGATACCTACGACGCTTAGTGGCTAACGCTAAGAACACTAGGTTCAATAAATACATCACGCTTAATATGGAATCAGCAGAAAAAGTAATCGAAGAGTTCGGTCCTTCATACAGGACTGGACAGTTTGACTTGCGTTCAAACTCAATAAAAGCAGCGGCTATCAATCTTTGCATTGAACCCAAGGAACTAATTGAACGCTTGGGGGCTAAGATGCCTTCAGCGTACATGGAAGAGATTTCTAAACTTAAAAGCAAAATCAAGGCTCTTGAGGAAGCGGGTAATTCCTTGTGTGAAACATCTACTAACACTAAGGTTAAGCGTGAGTGGGTGTTTGCAAGCAAACTATGAAATCAGGACAAAGCAAATACGGATACGGCAAAAGCAAAGAACTTGTTATGCAATGCCACGCTAAGGGAATGAGCATGTCAGAAATTGCTAAGGTTAATAAAATGTCATACGCTTCCGTCTACAACGTTGTCCGACGAAACGGGATTTACTTTCCAACACTTAACAGGAAAAAGCATGGCTCTGTTAAAAATATTGTAATAACCGAACATGAACTTGGTTTAACGCCAAGAGAAATTATTGTTAAACATAACTTGAAAAGGTATTCTGTTTATTCAGTTTATAGATACTGCGGATTAAAACCTATAAGAAAAAAATGAGCAAACCAAAGCGAATTAAATTTGTTTACGCATCCGATAATCACGGAGATAAAGTAGATAAAAAAGCGGCTGAAGCCTTATTCGCTTTCTGTAAAGAATTTAAACCCGATGTACGTATTCACGGAGGAGATTGTTTTGACATTCGTCCTTACAGAAAATCTGCTGACGCTGAAGAAAAAAATCAGTCGCTAAAGGATGACATGAAGTTGGGCAAATGGTTCATCGATAACTACAAGCCTACTGTGTTTATGATGGGCAACCACGAATACAGGTTGTACGAAGGCATCGATAACAACACAGGTCGCAAGCAAGAACTTATACAGGAAACATTAGACGACATCAAATCATCTCTGCGAGTCAATGGATGTAAGAAAATTATACCATACCATGCTGACAAAGGTGTGTTCACAATAGGCAAGGTTCGTGCTTGTCATGGCTACAAGTGCGGTAAAAACGCTGTCGAAGAACACGCCATCCATTATGCTGACAGGGGTGGTGCTGTCATCATAGGTCACGTGCATTCAATGCAGATGGTCACGGCTCAACGCTGGGGCGGTTGCGTTGGGTTCACAGGCGGTTGCCTATGCCTAAAGGATGAAATGTCGTATGCTCAAAATCGTTTTGCCACTAGCAAGTGGGCTACGGGCTGGCTGTATGGATACGTCGAAGGTAGTAACTGGAAAATTTGGCAAGCCCACAAAGTAGGAAAAAAGTGGATTTATTCACATACAGATATTTAATGAACGCAAAGAAACTAAAGGAGGTTCAGGATATTCTATGGAATAGAAGCGTTGATGTTATTCCTAAGAATTACTATACACGTACAGAACTATCTGATATACTTGAACTTAGTTTACCCCAAACAGATAGAAGGATAAAGAAATTGATAAGCATTGGTATTGTCCGTAGAAAATTGTTTTGCGTTAAAACCAATAAGGGCATACAAAAAATACCTTACTTCTTTATAGACCATGACAAAGCAAAACAATTTAAGAAAGTTTCTGGCAAATATAGACGAAGAAATTTTGTTAGCAGACGGACACGAACATGCATTCTTAGGAGTTGCAAGCACACCTAACGGCTACGTTGCTGTGTACTCAACGGATGAAATTATTGATAAATTTATGAATGAAGACATGATGGACTATGAAACAGCAGAGGAGTACGTACAATATAATATCATACAAGCGTACGTTGGTGAACGCACACCTATCTTCCTTGAAATAATCCCAGAACAAATTTGGAACGAAAAACAATGAAAGACCTATACACACTACTACTCTTACTCTTGCTTACTGCTTGCGATATTTATGCTGTCTTTATGTTTTACAAAGTTAAGCGTGAACTTGATGAGTATAAAGAGAAGGTCGAGGAATCCGATTGCGACTGCTATCCCTGCAATGTAATTAAACCACACGCTATCGTAAATCCAGAGGGAGGACATAAGTACAGCACCACCGATGGATATAAATATTCCACCTCGTTTGATTGGTGTAATTGCAAAAAGGATTATCCCAAGAGTGACAAGCCCGATGCCAGCACAGGAGAACATCCATAAGACCTTTTCCTTGAAAGCAAGTTTGCGTTCTTGTTCAGCCTGAGCCAAGGCTAATTTAGCGGTATCGAGTTCAGCGTCACGCTCCTCGACCATAGCCCATAGGTCATTAGTCTGCTGGTCAATTTTAGATGCTTCTTCCTTGTCCTTCTGGATAGCCTTGGAGTCCCCCTTCTTTAGTATCCCAGTATAGTACTCAACCTTGGCTACAGAAGGCTTTGCCAGACCAGACAGGCGGGTTACTTGGGCTTCTGTGAGTTGTCGAACATCTCCTTCAGGGAGGTTACCAGAGATAGCAACAAGGGCAGAAGCAGAGTCAGATACGACTTCTTCGACTTTCGTGATGTACTTGTCTTTCTCTTCATTGGTAATTGGGACAGGGGTTACAGGTTGAACAGTTTGGCAACCTACTAAGTTTCCAAAGACAAATAAAATTGCTATGGTTTGGAAACTATTCATTATTTATTTATGAAATGCATTATCTCGTCATTGATAGTATCAGTTATTTCAAATCCTTTATGAATTTACTTTTAATCCATTCAAAGATGTCAGGTGCTAACGCTCCAGAGGAAGAGTAGATGATTCCTTTATATAGTTGGTCTATGTTGGTAGGGTTGACAGCGAAGTAAACTAGCGTCCCAACAATAGCACCAGCAATGCCTTTCCTAATCCAGATGATAGCCTTGAACTTTTCCTCTGTGATTATAAGCCTAGCCACAGCACCCAAAGCCCCAAGGACTGCTACCACCCATCCACCCTTTTTAAACTCTTGGGCTGTATCTATAAGGCTAGGGTCTAAAGGACTCATTTTTTAGGTATGTTTCTTTCTACTCTTTTCTTTGCATCTTCAAGCCTAGCGTACACCCCAATGACTTCTCTGTACGGGTTGTATACTCTGAACCTGTTGTTAAGAGATATGATAAGATAGTTCATTGAGTTCTTAATAGTATACCCTCTGGTGGTTTGCTCCATTGGAATCCAGTCTCTCCATACTCTGAAGTCTGCGGCTGTAACGTTCCTTGCTGGCATAGCAACTGGAGGTGGAGTCCCTTCAGGCGGTGGGTTAGTATCCCAATGCGTTATTCTTCTGTTAGGTGGCGGTACGTCAGGCGGTGGTACGTCAGGCGGTGGTACGTCAGGCGGTGGCACGTCTGTAGTTGTTTGCTCTGTATTTTTTTCGTCCTCAAGTTTCTTTTGTATTTCGCTCTTGTTCTGTTTACTTTTCTTTGTGTCAATCTGACCTTTTTCAACATCCCATACGTTCCCATTTTCATCAACGTACACAACGTCAAGAACTCCTCTTTCATTGGTAATCATTATGCGTTTAAACTCAGGAGGAACTCCTCTGCCTTCTTTAATCCAACCAGACGAATCTTTTATACCAAATATTTGCGATTCTGCTATTTCTCGCAGTTCTCTTCCACCCTGTTCAGGTCCATAGAACCATCTCCAATGGTTTTCATTATCAGGATGGTTTTTAAGTTCCTGCCACGCTTCCCAATCTGAAAGTCCTTCAAGGAAATTCTCACCCTTTCCTTTAGCCTTCCATGCTTCAAGTGCAGTTCTATGCATCTGTATAAGATTCTTTTCTTTAGGAGTTACAACTCCATGCGGACGTTCAGGCAATAAAGCAGTAGGATTATCTCTGCCTAATCCAATTGAAACTCTCTTGATGTCTGTTGACTCATCGTGGACATTCAGGTCAAGACCATGAGAGCCACGTCTATTCAAATCCATTATTCTAATAGCCTCTTCAAGCATTTGATTGACCATCGAGTACCTAGGCTGTCCATCAACGCTAACGAAACGAGCCAAGTCCATTGACATTTGGTTATGCAATGAAGCAACGTTCGGGGAGAACCCACCCTTAACTGCTTCAGTATCAAGACCAGTAAGCAAATTAGGGTTATATTCTATTGACGTAAGTTTAGACAACATGTTTGCATCGTTCATTAATACGATAAAGAACTCATGCGGATACTTAAATCTGTATGCACTATTGCCTCTGTTTTGTCCAATTGCTGACATCCCAAAAGTGGTGAGTTGTCCCATGTCTAACGCAATCTGCTCAGGTGACATTTGAGTTCCTTTTGAGCCAGCCTCAGGCCATAATACTTCCCAGTTCTTCTTGAGTTTGTTTCTTCCTCCCTTGAGTTTAATTTCTCCAGTCTCTGGGTCTTTTGTTATGTAGTTTGCGTTGTGTTCAACTACGTTCGAATCCCACATGTGGGAGATTTTTCCGTTCTTGGTATTTTTGGCAAACGTTTGTTTTGCTACTTCTACCTGAAGTTTTAGCATTCTTGCGTACGCATTAAGTATTGGGTCTACGGAAGTAGGGTCGTTTCTTACTTTGTCTTCTTGAACCTTGATAAAGTTTTCAACAGCAATCATCCAAGGACGACCAGATACGTTTCCTTCACCTTGAGAACCAATTTGCTTAAGCCATCCACTTCCATCTCTTGCTTCTGCTTCGGAACTTATTCTTGTTTCCATACTATGGAATATTTCCTCAAGTGCAACGCCTTCAAATGAATGACCAGACAACGCCTTTCTAATCAACTGCGACTGCGACGTTGAAATTGTTGTATGAAGATTACCTTTTTCTACGTCTCCTTTTGTTGAAACTTCAGGAATGTTTCTTTCCCTATCAAACATCTTATCTATTATTTGCTGAAGAGTAAGATGCTGGAATGTCTGAGTAGCGGCTCTGGCAATTTTTACAGTATAAGGTGCTTTGTCTAAGTTTTGCTGTTCACCCTCTTTTTCAAGTCTTCCAGTTTCTCCTAATTCACCGAACTCATCACCAACGTCTTCTGGCGGCTTCTCATCTCCTTCATCTTTCTTTCCCTTTGATTCTTGTTCAGCCTCAATTCTTTCGACTTCTTCTAGGGTTATTCCGCTTTTTCTTGGGTCAGCATGCGTCTTTGTTTGAGAACTTTGTTTAAGACCAAGAACTGTTTCAACAGTTGATGCATAAGATTCTTTTCCTGAACCAAGTGTTATTCTTCTGTTTAGTTCTTTCTGAGAGCCAAGAGCAAGCAATGTTCTAGCCCAGTTTGACCAATAACTTCTTGCGATATTTGAGTGAACTGAATTTCCTTGTTCATCTAGGAACGTTAGAATATCCTTTGTGTATAAAGGCTTATTGAACTCTAGATGCCAACGCATGTACGTATACAACGTATCTTTAGATGGATGAGGTGTATTTGTTGGGGAAAGTTTTATTTTCTTCCCATCAAGTCCTTTATCATATTCCCTGACATCAATCATAGGGAATGGGTCAGCACCTTCTGGAAGGAAGTAGCCACCATACCCTAAGTATGAATCTCTGTATTGCGGTTCAAATTTCTTTGTGCTTCTAAAGTTTACAGCCTCTCCAGCACCTTCGTTCGGATGAAGATTTACTGTTCTGTTAGTAACTCCTTGTCCACGTGGAAGCGGTTCATAAGATGTTCCAGCAATAGCCTTATCACGGGTGCTACCAATCATACGTTGATGGTAATTAGCCTTGTCTGCTGGAACAATAAACGAGACATCAAGATTACCACCATCCATTTGGTTAATGTAAATAACACCATCGTGTCCTTGTTCAATTGCTTTACCAAGAATCTTTTCGGTTCGGTGCATTAAATCTGTAAACTGTCCGTCTACAACAAGCGGATTGTCAAATCTGATGGCTGATTTTGCTATCTTTGGATTTCCTTTTTCTGGCTGATAAAAAGGATTTAAAGCAGTAGAGTCAGATGAAGCAAAAAACATCCCAGCATATTCTCCGTGTTCTTTTTCTTGTCTTTTAATCCAGTCTAGGTCGCTTCTTGGCTTTCCTCTTTCTTTACCGTTTGAACCAGAAGATGCAATGTATTTAGGGTCGTATTTTTTAGACTTAAGAAATGCTTCGTTAGGAGTTCCGTGAACGCCTACAACAACAACAGGCTCTCCAGTTCTAAACTGTTTTGAATACACAGCGTGTTGATAATATTCACGCATAGGAATATTGTCTGCTATGTATCCAGCAAAATCATTGTATTGAGGACTTGCTTTTTTAACCCATTTCTTTGCATTTTCTATTGCTTTTGCAAAATCTCTAGCGGTTTGACTTGTAAAATCACTATGGCGTTGTTTTGGGGATGCTGGCTTTGATAAGTCTTTTTGAAGTCCTTTTGCCTCAATGTGTTCACTAAGAGAAAGATACGCTATTAGGTGTCTGTCTGGAAGTTCTTCTTTGTATAAACCTTTATGCTTAGGGTTTTCTTTTTCAAAGTTAGCCTTTGCTTTTTCGTTTAACTCTTGAAGTCTAATTCTTTTAGTCTGTCTATCAAGTCCACCAAACATATCCTTAGACATTTCATCAAGCATCATTAATGCCGTATCTTGATTTATGTTTCCTTCTTTAAAATTCTTAATAAAATCAATAAAGCCTTCATCAGCAGTCTGAGGTATAATTTTTCTGTCACCAACAAACTCCTGCATTCTTTTTGTAAGAAATACGTTTCCTAATCTTCTTGCTTCATCTGCTTCAAGGCTTTCTATTATAGGAAGTTCTCCTCTACCTTCGTTTGGAGAGTGATTTATACTAGCAGAACGTCTGTTAAATCTTTCAGCCTTAGGAACAACGTTTCCGTTAGCATCGTGCGTTATAAGTTTATCTGACTTAATCTGTTCAGGGAAGAACACAGCCATATCCATACCATCGTTAAGTCCGTCGTAACCATGCTTAACAAGTAGGTCACGCAATTCGTAAGGTCCAATTCCGTCTACACGTATACTTGTAAACGACTTTGTTCTTTCAAGTTCGGAAACTTTTCCTTCAACCCATGAATCGCTTAACGCAGAGTTCCTTGACTGAATCTTTTGAAGCAAGAACCTAAAGTCCTGCAACAGTTCAGGAGTTATTGTATTTAGACGAGCAACAGTTCCATCTTTGTTATAAATACGACCATCAAGTCCCCAAGGGTTATGTATGCTAAGATGAGCAGTAACAAGATTTGGACCAAAAGTCTTCATCTCGTTAATGTTATTAAGAGCACCTTGACTTCTGAAGTAAATACCAGCGGGGTTGCCACCTCTGTTCTTAGTTGGATAGTGCAAGTCAAACACGTTTACGTTATTTGCCTCAGTTGCATGCACGTAACCTAGGTGGTTATATCCTCTGTCTACGGCAAACTGTCTAAGTTCTGCTTCATTACCAAACCCTGTACCTCTGTTAGTCGGGTGGTTAAGAATCATCGGAGGATTCTTTCTAGCGTTTAAAATAGCGGCTTCAGAAGCCTTTTGCATGTCGTCAAACACACCAAGCCTAATCCCTCTGTCATCGTAAACCTCAACGCTACCATAAGGTCTTGACTCAGATTTTTGAGACTCATTCTTCTTAACCAAGAACGTGTAACCAGAGTGATGTTTATACACAGCACCTCTAGCGGTTTCTTCTCCCCTGCCCTCATTAGGATGGAAGTTTAACTTAACGTCGCTGTATGCGTTCTTAAAAACAAACGGCATTTTTTGGTCACGAAGCCTAACATGCGTCATTCTGTTCATGCTGAACGAGAAAACAGTAGACAGGTGGTTTCTTGCTATCTCTCCAGTAGGAGAATTTAGGTACACGTCTGCTTCACCCTTAGCAATGCCCATAACTTGATGGAGTGCGTTACGTCTGTCTGCACCTTTGCCGTCTACCCATAGATTTTCTGAAGGTATTTTGCCTTCATCTATTGTCTTAGAAGCATTCTCAAGATACCGATACAAATCGGTCATGAAGTCTGTGTGGTTTCCTTTCCAAAGCATTTGGACAATAGGATTGCTCCACACGTTATTAGCACGTGTTTGAATATTGTCGTAATCTAACATGTTAGCAGACATCTCAAACTTGCCGTCTTTTGATATCTTTACGTCAACACCATACGCAATGCCAGTACGCATCTTGAACGGAACTTGAGCACCCTTAACTCTCTTAGGGTTGCTAACGTTTCCAAGAACTTCCATTGTAGCACCAATGCCACCAAAGTCTACAACGTTGCTTTCCATTTTGCCTTCAGCAATGTTCTGGAATAGGCGTAACTTGTTAACTAGTTCTCTGCTTATGTGACCAGAGTTAACCATTAGGTCTAGGATTTCGTCACTAAATGGACCTCGGATATTGCCTTCAGCGTCAACCCTGAACGTACGCTTGTCGGCTGGTACGCTCATAAGAAGTTTATGAATTTCCTTTCCTTTAAACTTATTCTCTTTTTTTATCTGTGCTTCTGTCTTTGGTTTGTAGTTACCATCAAGTCCTTTCTCGTACACACCATCAAGACCATTACCTTCAATGAAAGCCTTCTGAGACTCTTTGCTCATCTTGCCGATATCAAACCCACCAGTCTCGTTAACTTTTAACTGCATACGCATAACGTCCTTAAAGAACGATTCAAGTGCAGGGTTAATTACTCTTTCTGTCTTTGTTTGACCAAAGAATCCTTTCTTTAAAGGAGCAAAAACTTGGTCGATTGTAACTGGCTTTTGCAAACCAGTCTCTGGGTCTGTAAATGTTCTGTTAAAATCAAATTGTGTTGCTGAATCTCCAATTCTGCTTTGGGAATGCTTTAGCCACATTAAGGTAGCAGAGTCTAATGCTCCTCTAATTCCACCAAGTTCCCCGCCTTTATACATCCAGTCAATAGGCTTATCCATAAGCATATGACTATAGTAGTAAGAACCAAACTCTTCCGAAAGATGCTCTAGCATTGGTCTACCTAGGTCTGGGTCAATAAGCAACGTGCCATCTTTTTCGTAAGCCTTTTCAGCAAGTTCAAGGCGTGTTAACGAATCTTGAAAAACCTTTTCATCACCTGCGGCATCAGCCTTAAGGTATCTTCTAAAGAATTGTTTGCTCTCATTCCAGTCAACTGTAGGTCTATTTGTGTACTTGCCAGTTTCATCTCTTTCGCCAATAATAAGATTCTGGAGGCTCTTTATATACAGGTGACGTAAAGGACTTGTTCTAAGTAATGAGTGGAATATTTCGTGACCAAGGGTAGGTCTTCCTGCTGTATCTGCATTGATGTAAATTCTAGCACCACCAGTAGCCTTGTTTTCAATAACAAAGCCATTGTGCATACTGAATTGCTTTTTGCTTACTACCATTTCTCCGTCTGGAAGTATAATAAATCCATCCTTAACATTAGGGTCTACGCCAAAATGTTTAAGCATTGAGTCGTACGATTTTCCGTCGTATAAACGAATAGACGTATCTGGGTGCATTCTGTCTTTAGCCGCAATTACTCCATCTAAGTTAAATCCATTTGCTTTGCCAAAAAGTTGTGCGTTCTCCCAATGCATAGCCTCTTCTGGACTATGTTCTTTCATAGCCTCTATTATGTACTTTGCAGAAATAGAAGCATGCAAGTCTCTAGTTACGCCAACAATGTCGGCTATGCCCTTGCCAGCACTAGCACCAATAGAGCCAAGTGCCGCACCTGCACCCATACCTGACCATAAGCCATTTCTGCCATCTGACCAGTACCCAAGTGCCGCACCAATTTGAGCACCATGAGACGCACCTTTACCAATAGCCCCTGCGTAAGAAAGAAATGGGTCAAACTTATCGATTATCTTTAATAGGTTTTGAGCGTGAAAACTGAGTTGAGCACCTTCTTTTGCAGACGCTTTTAGTGCATCAGCCGCATACGATGAAAAGCCTCTTGGACCTTTTAGCATACTGTCTCCTATAGCACCTATTGCTTCACCTAGTCCAACAGCCGCAGAACCAAGTGTATATGCACCTGTAATGCTTGAAGCATAAGGTATGCTGTACCCTATAGCCCCAGCACCGACAGAGCCAATACCACCAACACGCATTGTTGATTTAACAGTATCTTCAAATTCCTTGGCAGAAACACCAATGGCTGATTCAAACATGTTACCACCTTTTTCAATTCCAAAATCTATTGCTCCTCTGGTTGCACGTCCAACCATTTCTATAGGTGCTCCTACTCCCCACTTAATAGTGCCAGCCAAAAGTTTTGCTTTAATGGATTCAACCTTAGCACCAAGTATAAGTGCTTTTTCACCCATGCCAATAAAGCGAGCCGCACCACTTGCAACCTTACCAAACGGAACAAATAAAGAAGGGTCTGCTACTGTTGCCGCTGCTTGAACAAAGTCATGATTGATTAGGTGTTTATCCATAATCATTGTTGAAGTGCCATCCCATAGGTCAGCCAATTGACGATTAACTTCTCTTGCTCTTAAGAATTCATTGTAAGCCTCTTTGCTGTTTTCTTCTACACCATTAATTGCGTTAAAAAACCTAGCCTGAGGAGACGCTGGGTTTTGAGACATAGCCAGCATCCCGTACATTGTTTTAGTTCCTTGAGCAAAAGCCTCAACAACACCTCTTGGAATCTTTGAAGGTTCACTTGCACCGCCAGCAAGACCTTTTGCAAACAGGTCATATATATGCCCACCAGATGACGTAAGCAAATCAAGTACGTCTGTTTCTTCTTTCTTTTTATATTCGTGAAATTTTAAAAAATCTTCATAGTTAGGGTCATATTTTACCTTAGCGGTATCAGCCTTAAGCATTTCCCTCCAAACTTCTTCTCCAGTCTTTGGTGCTGTAATTTCCTTTAATGCTTTTTCTCTTTCTTCTTCAGGTAAAGAAAATACAAAAGCATCTATTTCTTTATTTCCAGTATATTGCGGTATATTTGGATTTGCCCCATTACCATTAATAGGGTCTGAAATTAACGGAGTTTGCTCAAAAATATCTGCCATGTTATTTGTTTAAAGATGCTTTAATTTTAGCACGTTCAGATTCTGGAAGTTGACTCCAACCAGAAGCCTCTTGATATGCTCTTCTTGCGGCTTGCAAGTCTTGAGCCTTATCCATGTCCATTTCAACAGTCAAACCAAAAGACTGAGGCATAGTTTTAATCTGGTCTTCTATGTTATCAATCATTGCGTTATACTTAGAACGTGTTGTTGATTGTAAAGAGAAAAAAGCAGTTGGGTCTTGCACAAGGTCTTTCATCAATTGTTGTTCAAAGTCAGAAACAGAACCAACGCCAATTAATGCAACTCGCATGCTGGCAATAAGTTGTGAAACTTTTGCTGCCGCTGTACCCCATTTGCTTGTATCTAGAGAACGTCCAAATTGTTCATTCATTGCTTTTAATTCATTAGCAATTTTCCTTGCAGTAATAAGTTTGGGATATGTTTCTCTGAACTTGCTTGCCGCTTCTGCCGAGCCAAACGAACCAATACCACCTATTCTTATTCCAGAACCTTTAATAAACTCAGTAGGTTTGAACGCACCATTTGCTTGAGGTTCTCCGAATGTAACGGACTTTTCTTTTGCAACATCAGCAAATGACATTGAGTTTCCTTTTTGAGAAGGCATTGGCTTCCACTCACCATTAGAATGATACATAACGCCATATGGAGTTTCCTGCATCTTAAGTGTAGCCTCAGGAAATTGAGCATTAAACATTGCGTCAAATCCTGATGGGACATATCCAAGTCTCTTCTGCATAAAATTCTTTAGTAATCCACGTTTTTCTTCTGTTGTGTTTTCAGTAACAAATGACTTTGAGCCTATTATAGAAGAACCACTAGCAAGCGGAGCAGAAGCCTTGTACGCAGTATCTACGTCATTTGCATTCGGAGAACCTGATGAAATATCTGCGTATCTTGAAAGCAATCTTTTGTTATCAGATAAGTCTGCAAATGTTGATTTATACTGAGTATTATATTTATCGTGTTCTTGTTCACCTTGTTGTATTTTTTCGTCAAGGTATTTAACTATCTGTATTTGTTCTTTGCTTGTAAGTGGAGTGTAAGTCCCAATCGTTTCGTTAAGACCAAACAATCCTTCGCCTGAACCAAATCCAAAAGGTATATAACCAGTTCTTAGTTTACGAATTCCGTCCATTGTCGTATCTAAATACGCTCTTGTTTCTGGTTCGCTTCTTGCTGAAGAAGGTGTTTCATTATTAACTCCATACATGCCTTCAAAAACAGCAGTCCAGAATGCTCCGTTTGCTGTTTGTTTGTAAACGTCTGTACCCATTTTTGCTATCTTAGCCCTAACTTCTGCATTAACAGTTACACCTGCTTTTTTGAGAGCGTCTTCAAATAACTTTGCTTCTTCAGCGGCTTCAGCAAGTTTACGTCTTCTTAAAAGTTCTTCTCCTACTCTTCCACCCATTTGCTCTAGTAGTTTTGGACCTTTAGCAAGTTTTTCTGCTTTTAATGCTCGTGCTTTTTTAATCACTTCGTAAGCCTTTTCTGCTCTTGTAGCAATTTCAGCCGATTGGTCAGCCGCTTTTAATGCTCTTGTACCTGCTTGAATTTTGTTTATTTTTAATGCACTCAAAAGAATAGTTGCGGCATCAAATCCAACTTCCATTGCAAGTGCTCCGTCTGGGTGCAATTTTTCCCATTGACCATAAGGACCAAAATCAATTTCAGTTGACTTCCCATCAGCAACAGAATCACGCATGGTTCTAAGCCAATTAAGTGAATCCTTGTAACCATTGTATTTATGAAACGCTTCATTGTTTTGTGAACGAAGATGACTTCTTGATACTTTTACCTTAGCCCAATCATCAGTTCCCATTCCTGAAGCAATTCGGTTCGCTTCATCTTTTACTGGGTCTATTACTTCTGACCCAATTGGTGTGATTTCTTTTTTACCAAGCGGTGTGGATGGAGTGTAAGTAGTACTTTTAATCGGTGCGGATGGAGTGTACGAAGTATCAATCGTACCTATATCTCCACTAACACCTTCCGCTTCTTCTTGTGTTATTTGACCTTCAATTGTTGAAGGACCAAAAATAATGCTGTCACCAACGTTTGATTTATTTCTATCAATTCCACTTGCTTTAAAATATTCCTCCATTTTTTGTGGAGACATGTTAAAACGTCTTGCTAGTCCTACAACTGTGTCTCCTCTTTGAAGATTATATTTAAGGTTTCCATCAGCATCAGCGTAAGCACCTTGTTCAATTCTTCTTTGAATTCTTGTTCGTTGTCCTTCAGTAGAATTAGGGTCAACAAATTTACGTTCAGGTGCAGGAAGTCCTTCAGGTGCAGTTGTTGATTTGGCTGGTGCTGGTTCTTCGGCTACTGCTGGAGTATTTAAAGCCGCAAAATATTTTTGAGGTGATAAGCCAGCATTTGTTGCATCTTCGTAAATTTTGTTATAAAAATCAACAGGAGACATTTTGTACTCCTTAGCAGTTTTATTAAACTCATCTTCACTAATCCCAAGCCCTTGAGCATATCTTGATACATCTAGTTCACTTTGAGTTAATGCTTTTTGTGCTGGTTTAGCCTTATCAGAATACTTAGGAGTAGGGGCTGAAACCTTTGGTTCTGTTGATTTTGCAGGAACTGGAGGTGTAATAACTTCCCTAGCAACTGGTGAAGGGGCAACTGGTGCTGTCGGTGCTGTAGCCCTGCCAGTATACTCAGGAGTAGGGGCTGAAACACGTGGTTCTGTTGGTGCTATAGGAATAGGCGGGGTAATGACTTCTTGAGGTGTTGAAGTAACAGACCCAGTTGCTGGAATATTTTCAGTAACTTGTGCAGGAGTAATTGTAACTGGAGCAGGGGCTACTGAAGATGTAGGTGCTCTCGTAGGGGCTGGAATTGGAACGTTTTGCCATTCAGTATTTGGAACAGGAGCAGGAGCAACTGGGCTTAAAGAAGGAGCAGAAGCCGTACCAAGAGAAGGTCGTCCTGCCATTCTATTGATAGCCGCAGGAGTAGGGAAATTAGGATGGCTACGCTCTGCTATTCCGCTTTGTTCAAGCCAATACGTTGGGTCATAGAAATTGCCAAAATTGCTAGTTACTGTTGTATTGACAAGTTCAATAGCCTTATCTCTAACTTGTTTGTTAACTGAAGTGTCGTTAGCAATTTGAGTAGGAAGATTACGAAGCCACGACTTAACCCATTCAGACTTTTCCTGAAGTTTAACATCAGGATTTATGGCTTTGTATTTGTCGTAGTATTTACTAGCCTCAAGCATATTTTGCTCAACAGGCAATCTGTAGTCCCAAATAAGTTCTTTAGGTGCTGTTCCAACAGGCACAATTCTAACTTTAGTAGTATTATTAGGGTCATCAGCACCTTCTCCAAATGCTCCGTATTCTCTTTCTTTTCTAACAGCCTCATACAATGGAAACTGTTGCATTGTACCTTGATATGCCGCTTTTACTGAATTAAGCGTACCAAGAGCCTTAGGCAAAGATTGAGATTTAACTCCTGAAAGTTGGTCTACGTACGGAGAAAGAGCCTCTGCAAGTGGTGCGTAAGCAGGGTGTGAAAGAAAAAGTTTTTGCGTATTTGAAACTTGACTAGCAAGTGCATCTGCTTCTCCAGAAACCATTTCCCATTTAGCAGAATTTTCGTGATAAGCCTTTATACCTTCAGTAAGACTTCGTGCGGCATTAGTAATGCCTTGTGCGTACATATTTCCTATGTTTGCACCAGCCTCTGACATTCCAGTCACAGGAGTTACCCCATTCTGGTATTGTTGGAACATAGCCATAAATTACTTTTTCCAGAGGGTTGAAGGTGAATAAGCACCACCACCTGTAAACGCAGAAGCACCAGCACCAGTACCTCTTCCTGCTGTTGCAACAGAGAAGCCTGTAGATGTAGGAGGAGGAGTAGCACCAAAAAGTCCTGCGTTGCCAAGGAAACCTCCACCCATCATACCAATAGCACCAATGCCAGCGGAAATCATTCCAGCCTGTGCTTGAGCGTTAGCCATCTCCGCTTGAATTTGGTTCTGCTGGTTCGCAGAGATGATTTGAGCATTGTACTGAGACTCTGGCTGGAACAACTTGGCTCCAAGACCTCCATAGAGTTGCTGGGATTGACCAAGCATCGCAGGAGTAGAGAATTGATTCATTTGGTTCATAAGGGGTTGACCATACATTGACATAGCCTGTGAAGCGTTTTGCTGACCAATTCCATAAACTTGACCAGCATAGTTTCTTGCTCTATCTTCACGCTGGTTAGCCAAATTATATGAACCAAGAACTTCAGCCGCAATTGCTTGATTACCAAATTGCATACCCCTAGCCGCCATAGCCGCCCTAGCGTTGCCTTGAGCCATACGCATTTCTTGGTCTGAAAGGTTGCGACCACTTTCAAGTCCAGAAGCGGCTTGGTTAGCCATAGATGTGTACAGACCTGCGGTAGTTGGGTCTAGAGTTGCGTTGTAGGCGTTTCGAGCGTATCCACCTACCTGCCCATACAAATTTCCTTGACCCTGTAAGTTCTGCCTCTGTAGAGCCATAGACTGGTCATTAGTGCCAGCATAAATGCTTGCAAGATTACCCATACCGCCCATAAGGGCTTGCTTCTGAATGGCTTGCCATTCGGGGGTGTATTGCTTTTCAGCACTAAGCAATTGACCCTGTATGCCCATCTGCCCCTCAAGGGCTGATTGCATTTCGTTTATATAGCCTCTTTCGGCTGGTGCGTCTACTTTTCCCATTTTTATAAGTTGTTTAAAAGGTTTATATATCTATTTGATAGTAATCTCAATTTGTCAAACTGAATTCCAAACTTCTTTTGATTTTCCCAATTCGGATATCTTTGTTTGAACTTGGTTACTAGTTCTCGTCTGGCGGTCGGAGTTACGGCAAGCCATTCAAGTATAAAAAGAGACTTATTAGGCTCGTCTTCTTTTTTGACAATGTTACCAAACATATAAAGGTCTTCCATACATTTGCAATCCCTTTCAACAGGGTACGCAACTCCAATGCCTGTGATTTTGTTGTCCTCAACTACCTTAAATAGATAATTAAAAGTAGATGACCACTTCAGATAAAGTGGAAGGTTTTCTGTTTTCCAGTCAAAATAATCCCTGCGACCAATGTTCTTGTTGGTCGTAACGAATGTTATTTCTTCTGAAAAATCCATCAAAGTTTAATGCAATACATCATCGCCTTATTTCTTGGGCGAGTTTCTGTGCCAAGTTTGGCGGTCTGCTCTGTGTGACCACCGTCACCTGTAAGGGCGGCTGAAGAGTTAGTTACAACACCACCAGTATCGCACCAAGTATTATAAGTACCAGTACCAACTCCGTTGACAGAAGTATATGATTGGCAATCATTATTGGATGCAATGTGCTTGTGTTTTTCAAGTTGCTGGTCTTGGGCTGAACCGATGGCACGACCCGTGTCAACGCCTCTACCGTCATCCCAGCCTCTGACAAATTCGCCACGAAGGTCTGGAAGGTTAAATGTATTTACACCATCTCCAGAACCATAGGTAGTTCCGATAACGGCAAACAATCCTGCGTATGTTGCTGAAGTTCTGCTAACAGCCGCACCATTACATTTGCTCCATCCAACAGGAACTGAAGCCATAGCAAACATCATTACAGTACCAATCGGCATAATGTTGTTGCTTCCGTTTATGGTAAGATTTCCAGTAATTGTTGTATTTGCCGTAATAGCAACCTCACCTATAGAGCAATTTAAATTTATATCATTGTATGAATAGATATTTGTGTCACCAGATGTGGCACTTGAATTTCCAATGTTGGTATTGTTGTAACCAGCAACAGTTACATTTCCAGTACCAGTAGCAATGCTAAGACCTGTGTTTCCAAAAAGTTGACTTGCCGTAAGTGTCCCTAACGCACTACCAGTATTAATACCAATTAAATTACTAAATGTAATCTTTTTAAGAGCAGATGAAGATGCTTGATATACAAGAAGCGTGTCAGCAAGTGAGCCTGTGGTAATCAACGCTTGGTCGGTAATGGCGTTAGTGTTGAGCAAAGCGGAGTCAAGCAACGCATTAAGCCTAGCCGCTGTAACAAGTTCTCCGTCTGCAAATGTATCGCCTTTTTGAATTTGTGCCATATTATTTCTTTGATATAATGTTTTTGCCCTTAATAGTTCCGTAAGCAAATACGGAGCGAATTGCAGGTCTTAAATTTCTTGCAACGAATCTGAATTGAATTCCTGTTCCAGTTTTTCTGATAGGAGTTCTTCTAGTTTCATCGTTGTCAGAAGGAGAACCATAAGAGTCGATAAGGGTTGAAGAATCTTCATTTGCTACATCAACATATGTATCTAGAACAGCACCTGCTTGAAAAAGCAAGTCTATTTCACTTCCGCTAAAACGCTTATCGTTAAATGTATTGAATATGTATCTTCTTGTAGTAAGAGATGACTGAATAAGGTTACCTTGAAATTGGTCTACACCTAACTCAAAAGGAAGATAAGGGCTTGATGGAGGCGTTTCGTGAAGCACAGGAGTACCTATGTTATTGCCGTATTCATCATAATCTAACTGTTCGGTCAAGAATACACCTTGGTCTGAATCAATTATGTACAGCCGTCTAATGTTATCTTTCTTTGCAATAACAAAGTTAAATACATCAACTCCAGCAGGGTATGTGTCAACAGACTCCCAAGCCTTTAAGATAAAATTATAAACAAGAACGGCATTGTTCTCAACAGAACCATCAACAGGAACTGCAAGGTAATAGCGATTACCCCAATAGCACCCAACAGAACGATAAGCGTAATTTCTGTTAATTCTTTGAATAACATCATCAATAGGTGCTGATAGTGGTTGAGCGTTAGTAAGCAATCTCATTGCCTCATTAGCCCCAACTTGTGTTGGATTCATTATATACACACCATTGTCCGAAAGGAAAATAACTCCACCATCGGCTTGAACCACGCTACGCTTTGCAATGCACCCAATGTCAGTTACAAGCGTTTTAATAAATGAGTCAGTAGAAAGTGCCTCACCTGTAACATAACGCCCTATTCCTGTGTTTACATAGAAAATACTGTTACGCATAAACACCACAAACTCATTAAGAGTCCAAGGTGCTATAGCCGTAACTTGGTCGTTTCCTCCGTTGTTAAAGGTAAACACATCATCAATGTCCCAATGTTGATAATCAAGATAATTACTTACACTAACGCTATCACGATTTCTTGCGGCAGGACTGCCTGTATGGTATTTACCCTGTGCAATAAGTCTATTCCCATAATAAATTAATTGAGAGCAATTAGGGAATTCGTGTCCAGCACTAGCACCTGTTGGAAGTGCAGTAATAGTAACACCCATATCCCAAATTAATGGACGCTTGTCGTAACCTCTTGTTATAAAAATATTATCAACTGCTTGCAACACATCGCAACCATCTGATGTATTTATGTACTCAATTGACATATTACAAGTACCAGTTGTAAGCACTAAGAACGCTGGAACTACATATGTAAATGTATTTACTCCAGTAACAGTAATTGTGTATACTCCGTTGTAGTTAAGGTTAGATGTCTCAATAGACAACGAATTACCAGAAGTATATCCGTGTCCTGCTTTAGTAACTGTTATGAGTGTAGTTGAGCCAACTGTTGCTGATACAAATGTACCACCTGTTACACGGCTAGGAAATGGAACAGCCAGCGACAGTACCTCGCTCTGGGGATTATAATACCACAAATCACGCTCTGTAATTAAAACTATAACTTCTTGACCTACAGCATCAATGTAGGTCGTAGAGCCATATATTACTTTACCAATAATACTACCAACTGTCTTTCTTTCTAAACCCTTTCTGGCAGACGCTACGCCTCTGTCTAGACGGTAATTGATGGACTCAGATACATACCCTTGAGGTAATGCAGATGGATTATCACGACTATTTAAGCCTATGAATCCTGCATCACCATCTCGTTGATATGTATTGCCATCAGCCATTAGTCTTTGGACTTTAGTTTGTTAAGCATTTCTTTGCCCCAAGAAACCTTCTGTGAGCCAGCGTTCTTAACGCCAGCGTAGAAGCCTCCAAGGAAGGCTAGAACAATTACTGTAAGAGATAAAAGGAATGTAAACATAGAATTATACAATTTGATACATTATAGGAAAGTCAGAAAGCGTACCATTGACGCTTACTTTCCAATCAGCATTTGAGGCAAGAGAACTTACAATAGAAGGAAAACCAGTAACAAAAGTTGTACCATCTGAAATACCGCAAGATGAGGTAGAGCCATTAAGTATAAATGAGTTTGCTATTCCTCCGTTTCTGTTCCAGTCAGTTCCTGTGTCATATATGTACCATATTGAACAAGCAATGGCGTTAGCCAAAGCCTTGTCGGATGTTACAGCAGAAGTAAGAAAACCTTGTGAATTAACCCAAGTTTGAGTAGCAAGCGTTCCAGCGTTTATTTCATCAATCTTGGCTTGAGTAATCTCATTGCCAATTTCAACTACATTTGCAGGAAGATTTGGGCTGATGCGGACAGACATATTGGTGTTTGTGGAGTGTTAAAATTGAACTTTATAGTTCTCATTACACAACAGCATACGCAAGATGTACAGGTGTTGCTACAGCAGATGCAACAACACGAATAATTCCATTGTAATTGTCAATATTGAAGAATGTTGCTGGCTGAAGGACGATGCCAACAGAATCAGTAGCAGAAAGAATTACAGTAATAGTAGCAACAGCAGACTGGTTCTGGATAATTGTGCTAATACGCTTTTCACCAATACCGCCAGCGGCTTGTAAAGTAATAATAGAAGTACCAACAGAAGTTGTGCTGTGAATAAATGTCCTCAAAAAAGGGGACGATGTTTGAATGATGTTTCCCATAAAATTAGTAAGTGCGTGACATATTGATTTTGCCAAACTGAGCCTGTTGGCGTAGGAATTTGTCGTATTCCTGTTCAAGAACTTGTTGAGCCTTTTGCTCGATGACTGTAGCCTCTTGAATCATAATTTCAGAGACATACCAGTTAGCCGCTGAACCCCAAGCCATAAATGACCCAAAGACATACGGAATATCAATTTTGCTCCATAATGTAGGATGCGTGTTAGGGTTCTGTCCAACTGAAGTTGAATTTGCAAGGCAGATATAAAAATTTCCGTTGTATGGTTTGCCTTGAACTGGAGTTAAAGAACCAGTACCAGAGCCAGAGTCAAAATAGATTTGACTGTTAAGATAGTAAACCACATTTGTCTGATAGGGGTCACCTGTCAGTTGTGGGCATTTTTGACGATACAGGTAAGAACCTGTTGTAATAATGCTAGGAAGAACAACACGAATTTCAGTACCTTCGTTGTAAATCTGATATTCAATTTGTTTTGCTCTTGTGGTGTCCTGTGGGTTCTTATTCCACACACCAAGGATTTCAGAGGCATCAGCGGATGGGACAAAATAGTTTGTTCCGCTTGCGTCTTGTGAAGTCGTGTAATCTACGATACGGCAGATGTCAGACCATTGATTAGATTCCCAAGCCTCACGGAGTCGTGAGTGCGAGAAATCACGGAACTGAGCAAATGTCTCATCCGTGATATTGTGGCGGTCATTGCCAGAGTATTGAAGTGCGTCAAACAGCACTTGGCTGAAATCAGTAGTTCTCATTTGGTAATGTATCCATCCGCTGTGAATATTGCACCATTCACACAGGTTTTTTTAGCGTAATTTTTAACCGCTGTTTCTGGATTATCTTTAAGAAATTCCCGCATAAATGTCTTGTCTTCCCAGCATTCATAACCAAGGCGTTGACCCCAGTAGTGCCACGCTTGAAGCGGAATTGATGCGATTTTCTGACCTACACCCTCAATGGCTTTATTTTCATTGAATCTGTCAAAGTGACCAGCCTGTTTTGCAACAGCCCGCATCTTGACTTCTTCCTGTCTCCAGCCACGGAGGAGTTCCTCCTGCACCCTATTTCTAAGGTGAGGAGGAATGACCTCTGCCAGACTTTGAATCAAGTCTGACATCCGTGATTAAGCGGAGAAGTCGAAAACACCGAAGGCAAGAGGATTGTAGACGCAAAGTCCAGCAACCGCTTCAATCATTCGGGCTTCACCACCACCAGCGTTAGGCAGAGCAGTCACGCCAGCGACATTACCACCATAACGAACTTCCACTTGGTCAAATGGGATGACATAACCACCAAAGGTATTGCCAACGCCAGACGAAACACGGAGGAAGTGAGAAGGGTGAAGACGGAGTTTACCGAAATCGCCTTCAAACACATCGACAGACGAGATGTACGACTGAGCATCGGACTCTCTGTTGAGGGTGCGGATAGCAGTCATAGGGGCTGTGCCTGAGCCTTGGGTTGTCGTGTAAGCGAGGTTAGTGAACGCTCTCTTAAGGGCAGAACCGCAGAGGAGGTCGAAATCACGATATTGACCAGTCTGTGTGTAGATGCCTGTAAGGACATTCTGCACGACAGTTTCAGTCAAAGCCGCTGTACCAACAGTAGAACGATTAGCCGTAGGGGTAGCAAACTGCGTATCGTAAGGAAGAACCGAATCGACAGACGCTGTAGGTTGAAGCCACTTATCAAGACCACGGGTGATGTAGGCGTTAGTGCCGTTGTCCAACTGAGCACCTTGCGTACCGCAGAAGGTAGATTCCATATCACGCTTAAGTGCTTGGATGCCCTTAGCGACATTGTTTGCGAGTTCATCACGCACACCAGCGACTGTGGAGATGTCTTGTGTCAAAGGAGACACACGGACGGCTCTACGGAAGATTTGGATGTAGTTGCTGAGTTCAGCACGATAGACTGTACCGCCATCCTTGACATAGTTTTCGTACGATGTCACATCTGTGCCATCAACTGTACCAGTTGTCTTAGGAGTTGGGAGACGGTCGGCTTGCCATCTGAAAAGAGTATTTCCAGGTTTTGAGCCTTTCTTTGCCATCGATGTGAAAGGAGTATCCTTTGCATCAACGAGAGCGATGAGGTCTGCAAGTTCTTCTCTCTTACCAGACGAGAAGGAGGGTTCTGTGAGATTTGCCATAGTAGTATATAGGTTTTAGGTTTACAGGAATCGGTTAGCGATGATTGAAGTTAAGTCGTCTCGGTTACCATTAGCACCAAAACGTTTAGCCGCATCTCTTGCTCTTGCTTCCTTTTCAGGAACATAGGCTGGGGTAGCGGTACGCTTTGGTTGGTTAGGTGCTGTACGGGTTAATATATTAGAAGAACGTTTGGCGGTAGCCTCACGATTTTTAACTCCTCGGATGTAATCTCCTAGCACCATTTTGTAATCTGGGAATCTGGCAATTTCTGGGAAATGCTTCAGGAACGAATCAGCAATTTGTCTTTCGCTGGACGACCTGTCTTTCCACCACGGATATTCCTTTACAGCAACCTGTTCTACTTGGAAGTAGTTTTCAAGGTATTTTGCCCTTGCAGGAAGATGTTCTTCCAAAGCGTCAAGGGTCTTAACCTTAATTCTTCGGATTTCTTCTGAGGTATATTCCGTTTCATTGCCATTAGCATCATTTACAATTGCACCATCGGGGTTCATCTCGCACCAGCGTCTAATCTGTTTGGCTTGTTCAGCCTCACGATTCACTTCTTCAAGTGTATTCAGATTTGTATAAGGATTGTCAAATTTAGGAGATTGTGCTGGCTTGTTAGCCTCTTGCGACAGTCGCTCCACTTCTGATTTTAGCCTATCCACTTCTGCTTCCGCTTCTCTCCGTTTTGCAGAGAGTTTATCGATGCGTTTCTTTACACCCTTTGGCAGTCCACGTTCAAGGTCATCATCTTCAGACTTGGTTTCTTCGGTTTCCTCGGAGTCTTCTGACTTGTCTTGCTCGCTTTCTGTATTGGTTTCCTGTGAAAGAACTTCGTTATCTTGTTCGGAGGTCGCTTGACCCTCTATATCAGTATCTTTCTGGGAGTCTGAATTCTCCGCTACTTCCTCACCTCCTAGGAAGGACTTACTGACTAAATCAGCAAGGTTTGACTGGTCAAAAGCAGAGGTAGTGCTTTCGTTTTTCGTGGGGTTATTTGATTCCGTCCCAAGGTCGGAGTGATTTTCTGTATTCATTAGATAAGGTCTAAAGTCCTATAACTTTACATGGTTTTTTGATAGTCCAAGAACTATTTGGTAAAATTGCAGTATTTATTAATGGTGCAAGTGCTAAACGCATATTGTACCATATTTGGACGAATCATTCATCAAAAGGACGACCTTGGTCTTTAAGAACAGAATCACGTGTGCTTAAAAGAATAGATTTAAATGAAACAAGAGCCTCAGCACGTCCGCAATGATATGCTCTGTCTTCTCCTCGGTTTTCCTTTTGTAAAGCGTATGCTGTTTCAGACTCTATTGATGCATCAATAAGAGTATTAATTGCTTTCCATAATTCGTTTTTAGAATCAAATGAAAACGCACTTACTATTTCTTGAGGTAACATAATTACTGAGGTTGTTGTTGTTGCATGTCTTGACCTTGCATTTGTTGACCCTGCATTTGTTCAGCCTGTTTAATTTGACCTTGCATTGCTGATGCGGCTTGCTGTCCTACTGGAGTAACGCCTGTACGACCAATTTGTTTATTTTGCTGTTGGCTAATGCTCATTTGCAGGTTTTTAACGTAATTTTCAAGCAATGCTCTAAAGTGTTCATCTCCTTGCATTTGTTGTTTAGCCTTTGGATTCTTACCCATAATATCTTGTAGGTATTGCAATTTAGTTTGGGCTGTCGGGTCATTCTCAACGTAGTTAGCCTCATTACCAAGCATCATCAAACCAACATCAGACTGGATATCCTTATAAAGCATTTGAGACGCACTAGCCTGTTCAACAATAAGGTCTTTAGCCTTGTCAGGGTCAATAGCCTCAATAGCCGCACGAACTAACTTACTCTTGTCAATAACTCCAGCAGAGTCAAGTGGCATAACAAACTGCATAATAGCCTTAAGTTTTTCCATTACAAAATCTGTGTCAATTTCACGCACGTCGTATTTAATCTGGAAATCAAACTGATTACTAATAGCCGACATGTTTTGAGGAATAGGCTTATTGGTAATAGATTCAATATCAGCAGGGTCAAGATACTGCAAGCATAAAGCAAACAGCATATTAAACGATTCACTCCACACATCTAGCCAGTTATTAACAATATGTTGCTGTGTTAGTTGAGTTCTTTGCGGTGGAATGTTAGGATGGTAAATACCAAAATAAGCCGCATGGTTCTGCTCAACAACGTTAATTAAGTTAAAAGCAGTTTGCGTTTCGCTCTGCGGTGGAGGCATAAATCTGTAGTCGTCAGGTGACGTAACAGGTAAGTGAATTCCTGGGGCAATTTTATTGATACCACCAAGTCTTTTCTTAACAAGAATAGGCGGCATTGTTGTAAATGCTGTGCGGTCACGAATAGAGTCGTGCTGTGCCTTGATTTCAAACTGGTCAGTCATTGCCACTTCAGGAACGCCTCTGGACTCTTGGATAGGTCTGCGAATTCGTTCTCTGCGATAAATTACAAAAGGATACTTGTTATGAGCGTACCCAAGTAGTTCATGGCTGGCATAGATGTCACTACCTGCTCTTGGGCAGAAAATAGTGCAATAAATACCCTGAGTTCCATCTTCGTTAATAAGTCGTGAATAAGAGTACACAACCTCAATCAAGTGCATATTACGATTAATCTGGTAGTTAATCAGCGTAGCCGCAGGAAGAATATTAGGGTCGTGGAAATTTGAACGCAAACCAGCAACCGAAACTGCTTGGTTGACAAAGTCTTCACTCCAGCCATATTGAGCGGCTTGAGAACGAATCTCCATTTCCGTCATAAAGACTCTTCTGAAGATGACTCTTGCGTCTTGTATGTTGATGGTTTCTGGTGGGAACGAAATTTCGTCAAATGGCTTTAAAGCAACAACGGAAGGCGAATTTTTTGAAATATATTTTTCAGGTATTTCAGCCTTACCAGTTTCACGCAAATCTTTAACAGCCTTTCTGACAGACTTTTCATCAACGTCGTTAAGGTATTGTTGAATAAGGTCGCAAGCGTATTGCTCTTGCTCAGGGTTCTGGATTGCGTCAGCCAAATCAGCAAGAGCACTTCCCCCGCCTTGTTGTTTGGCTTGCATAGAAATAGCCGCAATCTCATCTATTCTTATTGTTTGATTACGAAGGGCTGTTTCCTGTTCCCAGAGAATGTGTAGTCCAGACCATCCGTACTGCTGGGTGTATTGAGCAAGCAATTCTGCTTCTGCGTGTAATTCTTGTCTAATTTTAGATTGTGTTAGCCAATCCATCAAAACATTAGCCGAACCAGCAAAATCATAGTCATTGTACTCCGTACCCTTGACCTTGACCTTACAGCGGTCAAATGTAGTCATTAGCATAGCAACTATGTCATTAATAGTGCGGTCTACGAGACGGCAACGGACATCAGAAGCCCCTTCAAACGGAAATGCCCCATCGCCTTCCATGCGAGATTCGCTATGTTTCTTACCATCGCTAGTTTGACCTGCCCAGCGGGAAAGACGTATATCGTCGTTCTCCATAATGTTAGCAACGTTGCCACCATTTTGGGTTGACCGATTGTACTCTTGAAAAAGATAAGGAATGTCTGGAGTAGATGAAGCATAAACCAATTTATCTTGATTTGGGTTATACTTTGTGGAAATATTGTTTTTAGTTATGCTCATTTATAAATTTGATTAAATCGTCTCTGAAATAGCGTTTATGACCACCTTTTGTAGTAAAAGTCCTTATGATACCACTATTTGCAAGGTTTTCAAGTTTTCTTCTTGTTATTCCAATTAAAAGTAGGGCTTTGTTTCTAGAAAGCAAGGAAGGAAAGTAAAGTTCCATTAGTAACTTCCTCCACCCCATGATTTGATTGTGTTCTTTGTTAAATGAACTGGATTCATTGTCATAAGATAACGTAGGCAATCTATTGGGTCTTTCGTTGCTCCTTTTTCTCCATCCTGCCCAGTCCACTCCTTTATGCAGTATATAAGATTTTGACATTTGTCTGATATGTAAAGTTTAGGTTTATTTAGCGGTGAAAGTTCAATATTTTGGTCATAAGAAAATCCATCGTTTATCATTGCTATTCCTTGGTCTATTTTAACTCCAGCAGCAGGTATAAAATGCATTGGCACTTCACCGTCGTCAAGCATATCTATTAATGTTACCCCGCCATCTTCAGTTACAGCCTTAGTTCCACCAGCCCTAGGGTCAATGTAACGCTCGCAAATTTCTTCTGTGCCTTCTAACTCAAGTATCAATTCTTTGTAATCAGCAAGGCTTCTGCCAGCGTTAGAACGTTGTCCTGTACCAATTTTACCATCAGGGTCAGCCGATGGTAACGCCCATTCCCCTTCAGAGGTATCAGGAAACTCTTTGTATACGTAAAGACTTCCATCATCAGTTGCTTTAGCCCAAATCATAAACCAATTTCTAGCACCAGCAGGGTCTACAACCATATAATTAGTACCTTCTGATGGTATGTCTTGTTCTTTTACTACGTTGATTGAGTCTATAAACCTAGGAAATTGATTTCCTGTTATATTATCAGCCCAGCCGTACGCACGAATCTTTATTTCATGAGATTTTTTTCCTGACAGCGTCTTTTTAAGTTGCTCAAAAGGATTATACGGGTTTAGTTCGCTATGAAACCACATAACAGATGCTGGTCTGATATGTGACCTAGCAATGTAAGGCATGCTCCCTTTAGGGCAACCATTCACATTGACAGTATCTGGGAGTAATGGACTTTCTCTTGTTTTTGTTATCTTAGCACCAGAGACGAACTCCTTGACTACTGGACTATAACCCGTGATTGGAGTGAAAGTCACCATTAACTTACCGCTTCTTGTAACAATTCGGTATCTAAGTGTCTCAATCCAATCTAAAGGAACTAATTCATCGCACCATATAAGGTCAACTTCACCGCCTTCAATGACATCACGCTTTTGAGCGTAGTTCATAAAAAAGCATTGAGACTTATTAGGCAGAATAAATGTGTTATCGCTGAACCCGTTTTTCTGTGTGTACTCCACGTTCTGGACTTTATTTTTCTTGAGGTTTTTAAATTCAGAAGGTAGGTATTTATAAATTACATTCTGTTGCATCTGGATGCTAGACTGATTAGTCGTGTGCAAGCACCATACACGTGCGTCTTTAACGTTAATCATAGTTTGAACTATGCGTTTAGCCGCCCATTCTGTTTTAGACGCACGATTACCACCAAGGACAAGCAACTCGTTGTTTTCCTTAAGTAACTCATCGGCTTCCTTCCAATGCGGAAGGTCAAATCCATGCCTATAAGGGTCAAGTTTTTCTGCAAGTATCTTGTCTTCTCTTATAGACAGGATTTCTGCTACCTTTTCCGCACCATATTTTTCTGTTAACGACCTAATCTCGTCAACCGATGGCATTACAATTACTGGATGCGGACTAAGGTTCATCTACTGCTAGGAGTTGTATCAGTCTTAATTCCACCTTTTCCTATGTCAGACATTTTGATAATCTTTCCTACAATATTATCTTCAACAGGTTGCAATGTTCCATTGTCTTGCGGAGTATGTGTTTTAGGGTCGTACGCAGGAGTATTTATTGCAAGGTCATTGTCTGTAGGAAACATTACTGGCTCTATTCTTTTTTGGGGATTACCTTTTGAAAGCCTAGTAACTCTTGCTTCATACGATTCTGCTGGACCTGTAGCCTTATGAACATCTGCTGGGTTATCAAAATTCAAATGAGGGTTCTCTTCTTGTTTCCATTTGTAAAACTCAGCAGCAATTTTTGCAGCATATTCTGGATGATTAGCCAATTTAGGGTTTTTACCAAGAGGAATTTTTAATCTTCTTCCTACTTCTTGGTAAGTATAACCTGTTGCTTGTACAAAACCTCTTCCAGTTTCCCAGTCATCTCCATTATCTCCTTGATAATTTGGCTTATAGTCTCCTTGAACTCTTCTAAAATCACCACCTGATTCAGCCATGATATGATACAGGATGTTTTTTTGTTGAATTGGAGTAAATCCTCTAATTCTAAGTTCATTAATTACGTCACTAGCCCATCCGTATTTATTGCCTTCTGAATCATTAAACTTACGTTCAGCAATTTCAGCCGCAATTTGCGGGTCTATTTGTTTTTTAGGTTTGTCAGCCATATTAGTTTTTCAATTGGTAAATTTACATCCCACTCTTCGTCGAGCCAATCAATGTCATCATTGTCAAATATTTTTGACTTTTTTGTCATCGTTATTTTTGATATCAAATGTATCGTTTTGGATGACTGAAAATTGGTCTGTGAGCATGTGGCGAATAACTCCGTCTTTCTCTAGCACTACTGCAAAGATGTCATTACAGAACGTACCAGCGGATTGAACGTAAAGAAGATACCCATGCCCTATTGCGGTCTTTACTGGAATGGTATTTCTGAACTCGTGAATCATTTTAGTATTTTCCGTAAAATCTAGGATGACGTGCAACGCACCATCTGACTCCATCCCATTTGATTTTGACTTGCATGCCAAGACCAAACTTAGACGAATCTCTGCACAGAACGCTCTCTGCTTTTCCATCAACAAGAACAGACAGCATCTTTTGATTCTTAAATTTTCCGTGAACTGTACCTTCTTTGCCAGTTTCATCTGGTTTAATTTCGGACGATTCATTGATACCTACTTTCTTTTTAAGTTCAGCGACCCCTAATTCAGTCCAACGAACTTCCCAAAGATGTATAGGCTTCTTGCTCTCAACTCTAATGAAATGCAAATCTCTAGTGAACTCTTTACGCATCTCCTTCAGAATCTCCCTAGAGAGTCCGAGTGTTATAGATAGTTCTTTTTCATTCATATGTATACTTTTGTATTTAAAATCGATGCGTGTCAAGTGTCATGTAGATGGTGGGTGCGGTTGGATTCGAACCAACGTTTCTTCCGTTATGAGCAGAGTGTTCTAACCTTTGAACTACACACCCCTGTAAAGAATACGGCAAGCGGGGGTCGAACCCGCAACATCCAGTTTGGAAAACTGACACTCTGCCAATTGAGTTACTGCCGTAAAAAATGGGACTGGCTGGACTTGAACCAGCAACAAACGACTTAAAAGGTCGCTACTCTAACCATTGAGTTACAATCCCGTAAAGAACCCTGACAGGGACTTGAACCCCGACAAGGAGTACCAAAAACTCCTGTGCTACCATTACACCATCAGGGTAAATCGACCTACTAGGAATCGAACCTAGATGACTCGCTTAGAAGGCGAGTGTTCTATCCGTTGAACTATAGGTCGTAAAATCAGAGGGTACAGGATTCGAACCTGTGTGACTTTAATATCAAGTAGTTTTCAAGACTACCGCAATAGACCACTCTGCCAACCCTCTAAATAAAGCGAGCCTTGAGTCGGAATCGAACCGACAACCATCTGTTTACAAAACAGGAGCACTACCATTGTGCTATCAAGGCAAAATCAAAGAACACCTTGTAATTACTAAGGCATACTATGCTGTCAACATGATTCGTAAACAATTGGTCTTTTTGCACTCTAATTTAATTATTCGCTTGACACCCTAAATTAATGCCCCCCTATAACCCCCCTGTCTCGCTTCGCTCGACTGCCATACATCCCTTTTTTAGTATAAAAAGAATCCCTGAGGTAATGCGTAAGGCTTCAGGGGTGGGGACAAAAAGGGCGACCCCCGCCCCCCCTGTGGCTGGGGTGCGAAATGGGGCGGGGACAGGTGTGGGCTGAGCCTGTGCTTTTTACGTGGGTAAAGGGTGAGGGTTAGGATGGGTTTCAGCGTCTAGGATTCTAGGGGTCAGGCTGGGGTTATGGGGCGGGTTTGCGTGTGCGATAGGGTTAGTATCCGTGTCCGAATCTGACAGGTGCTGAGGGGGTCAGGCTGAGGGGGTCAGGCTGAGGGGTGTAAATGTCTTTTGCCTGGTATGTCAGGCAATCGACAGGCACAAAAAAGCCCCCCATTGCTGGGGGGCTGTAGTCGGCTGGGGTTTGGTTCAACCCCAGAGTTTCCAGAGTTGTCGACCGAGGGCTTGAATGTGCTTTGGCTGGCGACGCATCGCCCGCTGGGATTTAGCGAACTCCTGTTCGTTCTGAGCCTGAGCATCGGCTAGGGCGTTACCCTCGGCCTTAGCCTGAGCCTGAGCCTGAGCCTTAAGCAGTTTCCATTCTGCTACTGCAACCGCATCGGCTACTGCATCGGCTTTGGATACCAGCAGGTCAGCGGGCGGGGGCGTTTCGAGAATGTCCGCAAGGGTTTTGGTTTGCTTGGGCTTCTTGGGTTTCTGCACGGCAGGTGCAGGCTGTGCTACTGGCTGGGTAGCGGGTGAGAGAGCCTTGGGGTTGTGTTCCACGTCTTAATCCTAGACTGCCAGCGTCAGGACGTGCAACAGAAAAAAGCCCCCATTGCTGGGGGCGTGTTTTCATTCGTAGTGCGGGCGAGTGTGGCTTACTGAAGCGAACGGAACTGACTCTGCGTACAGCACGTGCGTAGCACAGCGGGGGGATGCTGACCAGTGGGCTGGAACTTTTGCGTTAGGGTTTGAACTCCGCACGTCGGGGTCACCTGCGAACTTAGCCCCGTGCCTCTCTCGCATTTCAGCGTGATAGGCTTCCATCAGTTTGCCGTCATCTAGGTTCACACAGCCGATGTATTCGCAAACCACAGGGGTTAGCCAGTCGTAGTACCAGCCACCCTCTTCGTCGCCACCGAATTCTCGGCTGATTGTGTACAGGCACAGGAACGGGGTCAGTTGCTTCACAGGTTTTGATGCGTACACTTTGCAGAACTCATGCAGGTTGTTAATCTCGAACTGCGTTTGTTCTAGGTTGAATGCGTTGGTGAGAATATCCTCACCTGATTGATTCTGGCGGGGGGCAGAATCGGAGTTGCCCGCTGGGTTGTTAGTTTCCACAGCGTGA